TAAAAGGGTAAAATAATATTGCCCCCCAACACCAGGACTTTAAAGGGTCAATCATATAGTACAAAAAGGTGGGCAAATCTTGCGTGGCCAAAAGGGTCAAAGTTGAGTGGCTTTTCCATGCAATCACTATTTCGGTCAACCTGACGACTTTGTGTTTCCTAAACTTTGTATAGAAGTTTGTGTTAAAGAAATATTTGGACTACCAAAAGCCTTGCTTAACAGAAAAGATAATTCAGAAAGATTAAAGTCAATATATTTCGAATATTGGAAGTCAAAAAGAAAAATAGTTCTCAAATCACATTTTAAGTTTAATGATAGATTTCTAACAACATTTGCAAGACAATTCAAGAGAGGAATATATGAAATGTTCCTTCAAGAATATCATAAAATAACAGGTAATGGATTAGACAATCGATTTAATCAAATTAGGAGATTTGCACGTTATAATATTGGAGATATTCCTTTGTATTATTTAGTCAATAATGGAGTTTACTTAATAGAAGAAAAATTTTCATCTCCTAAGTTTTCCTTTTCCGATTCACAATTTAATGATATAGAAACTTATGGATTTTATACATTAATATTGTATGGACAATGGTTCTTTTTAGAAGTTACCCCAAGAGCTGAACTATCTCGTGAAATTTATTTAAAAATGCAATGTGAAAAAATAAATGTTGGCGGATTTGTATATAGAGATTTAATTGAAATAAAAAGAATTACGGATATAGATTTTAGCTTAAGAAGCTTGTTTGGAGGTAAGTTATTTTAGGCGTGAAACCGAATGAATCACGCCTAAAATATATCACATCAAAAACTTATACTTATACACCTAACACTATATTAGCATCAATATTTAGCTTCCGGCTTATCTCACGAGCAACTTTTAAAGTAGGTTCACATTTACCGGATATATAATCACTTAGCCGTGATGGGCTGACACCAACCAACTTTGCAAGTGATTTTTGATTAAGCCCCATTTCGTACATACGAAGTTTAAGAACATCCACAAGTGTTGGTTCTCCCAATGCAAAATGTTCTTCGGAATAATCAGCAACCAAATTAGAAAGAAGCTCCAATTCTATGCTATTTGGGTCATTCAAAGGAGTATCATCTTTCACTAATGGAAGAAGTTCCTCTACTCTTTTCACCGCCCATTCATATTGGGCTTGATTTTCTATCTTTGTCATAATCCTAAATATTAGCGCAATCTATTTTATCATATTCTTTATGAGTACCAATAAAGCGAATATACACAAACTGAATAGTGAATTTAATCACTACTACCAAACGATAGTTATTGCCTTTGATATTGAAAACATAGTGTTGATTACCTACACTATCAACGCTATTAAACGTTTTCTTAATATCGGCAAAACAGGTCCACTTGCTTCTTTTCACAATGGTAGTCCATTCTTGCAAAGCGACCTTTGAATCGGGATGGTTCTCTGCATATTCTTTTAATGCTTGTTCGGTAAATATTCTCATTGGTTACTCAATTATCGTGTGACAAAAATACATATATAATTCTATAATTCAAAATTATATTCTAATATTTACAATTTAAAGAGTAAAAAAATAGCGGCAACTCCAAAGAGTCACCACTAACTATCCTATTTTCCCTATCAAAAAATTATAAATCCCGTAACTTTTCTGACTAAGAGGCGTTTTTCTGTCCCTTATTTCCGATTTGCTCATTCTTTGCCACCTGTTCCTCTTTGATTTCCTTCAGCTCTTCATCAATGCGATCCGCGTTCCCAGCAAACATAATGCCCTCACGTCTTGACCATACACCACCACTAACAGCGGAGACAGCCGTAGTAACCTTATCATTCAAATCATCAATCATATATGGAACCAGTTCTGTTTCTATGTCAATGGTCTGCGATGCCTTGCTAAACTCGGTTGGATTGATAGAGCCTAAAGCGGAAACAATGAAATTTACTCTTCGCTGCAAGAACTCACCGATAACCTCACCGTGATTTTCTACCGCCATATGTGCACCCATAAACATGAAGCGGAAAGCAGTGCCGGAAGCCTTGCCTATGCCTTTCAATGTCTCAAACGATATTCTTGGAGTGTTTGACATATCATAAGCCATATTAGTGAGTGTTTCTGCTTCAAAACGTACCGTATCCGGAACTTGGTTCCACGTCAGATACTGAGCATCCGCACCTTCACCCGTAAGTTTGACCATTCTGTCCTTAACCTTACCCATGAAACCCTCTACATCTCCAATTAGCTTCAGCAGTGGGAAGAAATGATAGTCTATACAATCAGCATAATTAGATAGCAATTTCTCTAATCGGACCCGAAAAGTCTTTATCTTCTTGCAGTAAGGTTCAGGACGATAAGCATAGAGAACCGGTAGTTTTGGGAATCCATGAGCAAAAGGCGTTCTTTCTTCATACCCTTTAGACAAATCCCATTGATAAACCATTTTGTCCGTGATAGTCATAAAGCAGATGACCTCCGAATCATCCATGAGCTTCTTTTTATACTCACGTGAGAAAGCAATCATTTTACCTTCGTCGTTAAAGAACGGGTATAGCTTATCACCTCTGAATGGAGACCATAACACGCTTTTCAGTTTCTTGGTGGGCTTGACCTTGCCACCGAACGTAGTCTTAACTTTCTTCCAAAACTTTGCCCAAAACGAATCATCATCGGTAACATACCAATATTCTGCCGCTTCTTGTTCGGAGAGCCAGGCACGGACAATCTTCTTGTTTTGGTATTTGATTTTGTTGGATTTAAATACAGCCTTTACCGCATCCAGCAGCTTCTTTTCATCATCATCAGTCGGAGTGCAATCCATAGACGGTTCTGTGCCGACCGTGAAAGCAGTTTGAATGTTCACTATATCTTGTTCCAATGGAATAGAAATACGGTTCACCGGTTCAGTCTTATACTTTGCTTCGATTTCATAAGTCTTACCAGTTTTTTCATCGAAAACTTTTTCGGATTCCTTATCAAGTACTTTTCTGTCCGGATACTTTTCTTTATCCACAATGATTTCGTGGCGTTCCGGATTCCAATCATCCCAAAGTTTGCAACGGTCGGGAAGTTCAGTCTTCCTACCTTTCTTCAGATAGTTTATCTTCTGCCCGATGTCAGGCAATGCTAATATTTCTTCTAAATTCAATGGCATAGTTTATATTTTTAATGCGTGAATATTCCTGTTAAATCTTTCGGCTTCTGAATCTTACCAAGAAGCTCACCCAAAGCCCAATACCTTGCAGCATCAATGCAGTTATGAACAAGAACTCCATTGGCAAAATATTCATGTTCACCTTCAATGGTCAAATCATATACCTCGCAATAGCTTTCACTTATTGTTTTTACGTCTGTTACTTGCTTGCAGTTTATGTGCGCATTCTTTTGAACAGCATTTGGGCTTAAGATACTTGTTCCCCATGAATGTGATTCCGCAGTATTGGCACACCATTTCTGTCGTACATTTAGGCGAGGTGTACTGCCATTTGTGATGGCATTTCTTTGAGCAAAATCGCTGATGAACATTTGTTGCTGTGAATCGTCCGCCACATTGCTCGCACACTCTCTCTTCGCTCTGTAATCGGGCAATTGCCTTAATTCTTCTTTGATTCCAATTTGATTTTGTATATGCGCCTTTTGTGTTAAGACCCATTCTGACAATATTGTCAATTTTCTCCGGATGTAGCCTATTATGTTCACTTCTTGAAACCGCTTCAAGGTTTTCAATCGAGTTATTGAGCGGATTGTGGTCAATGTGGTGGATAATCTTTCCATTCGGAATTTCCCCATGATAGAATTTGTAAACGGCATGATGCAGCATCTCGCTCTGTTTGTTTCCGTGTCCAAATTTCCAATAGTAATAATTGGGGTGTTTCCCATTTGGATACCGTTTGTACACTCTCCCGTTAAATTCGATAGAACAAACAACTTGTCCCCTTTTGTTAATTTTCCGTACTTCTTCCATTTTCCGTTTGCGTTAAATATATGTTCTAAGGTAGCAAAAAATGTTCGTTTTTCAAAGCCTATAAAGACTTCTTTTTCAATTACTTTTCTTACTCCGTTATTGTGTTTCTTAAGCACTTTTTTATAACCATTTCGTGTAAGAACATAATCCCCGACCCGAATATCCTTGATAGGAATATCGCCATTTATGGTAGTAATCAGTGTGTCTCCACGAAAGCAGTGGTTGTTTGCATCCACTGGAGTGTTTATATACCTTCCGTCTTTATCTTTATCCCATACATAATTCCTCAGCTCATTTTGCAGGTTGTATGAACGCTTGGTTACGAAAATTTCAAGACTTTGCATTTTGTCAATTCCTGCATTGATTGATCCAGCACCTTTTTCGACGGCATATATCCTTATTCCCCCGTTATGGATTTCTTGTATCAATCTCGGATCTGCGCTATCGGCAATAGTTTTCATGCCCCAGGGTCTAAGCGATTTGACTATATCGGTTGAAAGCAATCCGGTTCGGTAATCTACTTCGTCAAGATATAGTCTATTATCCCATATTCCGCACCTAACTATCGCTGTGGGGTCCATGCTATACCCAAAGTCCAGCCCTATGCCAACTTTTTTGCATTCAGCCGGGAACTCGTCAACAATTCCCCACTTCTTGAACACAGCACCTTCTGCAACGTCAGCCCACCGGCCGATAACCACATGAGCATACTTTTCAGGATTACTCACCTTCATATCTTCCACCTCTTTCAGGAACTCAGGAGAAAGGTTATCCAAGTTATCAAAATACGTAGTATGGATATGGAGCACATTCGGATGAGTGGAAATCTGAACCTGCACACCGTCAATCTCTACCAGCTTGTGAGTTTTCTCAATGTATTTCTTGTAGATGAAGTGATTGGAATCGCATGGGTTCATTATAATGATAATCCGGTTCTGAATACCCTTCTTGCGAATGGAGAGCATTATCTTGTCGAACTCATCTTCGCTTGTCCACTCTTCCGCTTCATCGCAGACGAAAGTCGTAATGCCTTGAATGGATTTCAGTTTTGCAGTCTGGTTCCCGGAAGAAGTCTTGATACCCCGGAACATGATACGGCTCTTAGTCATCTTATTGACTATGTCCGTCTTTGTGGTCTTGAAATATTTCGTGGTACCGTCCAAATCTATCTTCTCCATCATTTCGGGGATGATAGACATACCGGCAGAAACCATCGTGTAACGGGTGTAAAGAATCTGATGAACTATTTTCTCTACGGGAGTCATTTCAAAAGTCAACCGCTCAATAAAGGTAGAAGCATTGAAAGACTTTCCCGAACCACGCCCACCGGTAATAAGAATTATAAATTTTTCCTTATCCTTGTATAATGGATGGTAAATTTCTTGAGGTACTATCATTTCAGCTTGTCTTTAATCCAAGAATCAATGTTGATGCCATGCTCTATGTCTGTTGGAATATCAGCATTTGCAATCTTTTGGTTTTCATCAGCAGGAGATTCACCGATAAGTTCTAATAAATACCTTATAGCGTTCAAATCTGCATCACCCACAGCTTTCGCTATGAGTTTTTTTATCATGGCATCCTTTACAATGTATTTCCGACCTTTATCATCTGTAGTTTCAGCATTCAACGCAGCAATGGCAAACTCTCTTGCGGTTTTCACAAGTTCCTTTTTCTGTCTTCTCGATTCAGCCGAAAGTCTTGCGAGTTCCTGCGCTCTCTCTGTGCTAATGCGTTTGCCTTTCTGCGTTAAATTCTGTTCGTTCGCCATTATTCTACCCCAAATTCTATTCTATCCATAAATTCTTTTCCATCAATGTATCGTTCTTCAAATCCATAACCGAACATCTTCATGAAATTAGCCCTTTCTGTTGGGCTATTAAAAGACAGCACGACATAGCTTAACATTCCGTTATCCTTTTCAAAGCTATTTTGGTTGCTAATTCTGTCTTTTATCTTTTGCACTTCATTGTGACGTACAATTTGATTTTCTTTTGAATCCTCATAAAAATTATTGGAACGGTTAATGTCTTTATTCTCTTTACCTTCTTTAGTAGCTTCATCTATGGCTGATAATGAATCGTCCAATATATCTTCCTTTCTCCAAATATCATCGTTAATAGAAAAGTCCAAATCACCAATTCCAAGCATATTCAAATCGAAGTCATTCAGTCCGGCAAGGCTATAATCAATTCCATCAAGCATATCTTTTAACATATCTGAATCAAAATCGCCTTGTACGCTTCTGTTATTCATAAAGATATTCTGCTCTTTTTCAGTTTTTTCGTCCATGTGAACTACTTCAACACGAATCAAATAATCATTAGTTCTCGTGTCAGGATTGTATTTATTTACTTCATCTATCACTGAAATACGTTGATGACCAGAAACAAGGTTGCCAGTAACCTCATTCCATACGATACCACCAAGCAACCCTACACGCTTTAGGTTTGCTTTCAGGTTCTTTCTTGCTTCTTGTGTTATTTTGCGAGGATTGTAGTTAGCGAAGTTTATATCACTCCGCTGTATTTCTCTACTTTCCGGTTGAGTTATTTTGTTCTCTTTCATAATCGAATATTAATTTTTCGGAATATGGGAACTCTTTCAAAATGCGTTTATAATCATTGGGATATTTACTACGCATTAATAGCATCGTATTTAAATCAATAGTAAATCCTTGACTTATAGCGTTTGCATCATAGATAAAAGGTTGTATCAATCCACTTTGCCTAATATATTGAAGCACTTCTTTGTTTGTCCACAATGCAAGAGGATAAACCATGCCTTTATCTGTTACATAGCCGGTTTTAGCAAACTTCTTTAAACGCATCCGTTTCATATAGCCATCTACGCCTTTCATTCCGCTGAATCCGTACATGACGCCTGTCTCTTCTCTTACAAATTGTTCTATTTCACCAATCTTTCTCGGCTTTATAGAACTATCTGGTTCACGAAAAAAGCCCCAGAAATCGTAATAGTCACGCTGAAAATGTCTAATTTTGCGTACTTCTACATTTTTGTAATGATTTTCTGCCCATTTGATATAAGGCTGCACATGGTCTAAATTTGGTATGAGGTACATATAATAGCATATAACCTTATCAAATACACCTGCAAGCATATCCAATAAAGCTATACCGTCTTTACCACCGGCTGAATAAAACAACACAGCAGTGTCCGTTTTATCACGAACACTGCGTATTATCTGCATTGTAAGGGCATACTTGTTCATAGGCTAACCATTTGAACCATTTGCTCCACGAACCCCAAAGGCAACACGTAAGTCATACCGTCTTTGGTCTCTATTTCCTAACTGCGTTGTACCAGCTTCACCGCCACGTCTGGCAACCAATCTACCACCAGCCCCTGCACCGTTCATATTACGGCGCGGTCCCATTGTTCTGTTAATTCTTCTCCTTGTACTACCGACTCAGCTAATAAATTTTAAAATTAAACAATCAAACATTATCTGTACTAAGTATCTTACCCAAATGATACCATACTTGGCAAACAAGATATTCTTTGCCGTTTTCTTCAAATACTTGGTCGTTACCATCTTCATCTGTAAAAATGATAAATTCAGCACTCTTAACCTCCACCGTAAGACGTGGCGCATCTTTTCGTCTGCCATTTATAAGAACCAAAGCGTCATACTTTATTGGTACTACATCCACATCCTTATCATCATTTGGTATATCTTCTTGCCGTTTGTATCTTTTGCCATCGTGTTCAAAATATACATATCTTGTAACATTTGAGGGGTAAACATATCTATGTTCTATGTCTTGTTCACCTTTTAAGATAGATTGAAAACTATCTTTTTTAATCTGTAATGTTAATACATTCATAATCGTGTCATTTTTTTAATTAATACTCAATAGTTGCGGGGGGCTGAATCGAACAACCGACCTTCACCAAGTCAAAGTGAAAAGCTACCACTGCTACACCCCGCGATAGTACCCCAAAGGTACTACCACAACCAAAGATAACGAAATATCTTCAATCGTTATACACGACAATCGGCTTATTGTCGTGAACTAAGCCATTTATCCCGTCTTTCTCTACACGCCTCTAAGGTAGGCGCACAACAAGCAAAGAGTTCACCACTTTCAGTACGGTAATCGTACTGGTACATTCTCACTCTTTTACCTCTCAACCTGGTGTTGTAGGTAGTGTAATTCTCTTTGCCGGGCTGGCATACGCTG